TTAAAAACCTAACAAATGTAACCGTAGCTCTTTTAGGTGCGGTTGCAACATCAGCGGCAACACTGCCAGCACCGAGTATGGCAACAACTTCAGCACTACAATCACCATTTGCAATTGTTCCTGAAGGTCCTACTCAAGAGACAGAGACCAAAGAGGTTGTTCCCGAAAAACCTAAAGTAAAACGATTAGTTTGTAAAGGATGTAATATTAATGAGTCCCGAGCACTGGAATTTCTCCAAGATCGTGGAATCACTGACAAAAACGCCCTAGCAACCATTATGGGTAATATTCGCCAAGAATCTACCTTCATCCCTAATATATGTGAAGGTGGTGCCAGAGTGCCTTATAGTGGGTGTAGAAGTGGTGGTTATGGTCTTATCCAATGGACCAATGCTCCTCGTTTTTATGGACTAGGAGCACATGCTGCCCGTATTGGGGCAAGTCCTTCCTCAATGGACGCGCAACTTGATTATATGTTGAATGAAGGTGATTGGAAGATGATTGAGGACAAAATGAAAACACCTGGCAAATCCATTAATGATTATATGAGACTTGCTAAAATGTGGATTCGTTGGGGACATCATGGAGCAAGAACTGACTTTGCTTATGGTTATGCAAATCGTCTTGTTCTAACTGAAGTCTAAAAATCATAAAAAATTGAATAAAAATGGGGGGTGCTGCAGAACCCCCTTTTTTAGTATCAAAAACGCATATATATAATTAACCTCTATAATTATTTTAAAGGAGTATTATGACTGAGACTGCACAACAAATTGCTGATGCATTTGCGACTTGGCAAGCTGAAGATGAAAAATTTGTAAAAGGAAATAGTGCTGCTGGCACCAGAGCACGTAAGGCACTGCAAGAAATTACAAAACTTGCAAAATCAAGAAGGGCAGAAATTTCGGAAGAAAAGACTGCACGTAAAGAAGCAAAGGCAACTGCTTGATAAATAAAGGGGAATGGAGACATTCCCNTTTTAAATGACAATAGAAGACTTACCAGATAAAGAAAAGATAATAGATACTTTAGCAGAAGCAGAATATCTAAAGGTAGAAACTGAGATTGGTGATATAAGTTTAGACTCTTATAACCAAATTAATATTCAACCAAAAGGAACAATATTCGGAACAAAGATCGAAGTTGATGATAATGGAAATATCATTCCCACATTAACATTCGATACAAAAAAACTTAAAGAACCTAAGAAAGATATAAATCCCAAAGACATAGTCGACCAAGCATTGGAAGATTTTTGGAATGGATAAGTATAATATTTTTAAGTTTAAATATGGAAAGGAGAAAAAGGATATCTTTCATTACGCAAAGGTTGGAATTCTTCTTGATGTAGGTTTAAGTTTAGTTTCCTTAATACCTGGAGTTCAGAAAAAAGATGCCTTTAATTTGATTGATAACATCCAACAAAAATTTGGAATAGATGTTCTCAATGATTATATTATAAAAGATGAAGAATATCTTGGTTATCGTATAGATAGAGTAATCAATGAAGCAATTCAAGATTACGAGAAGGAAAAATGAAAGTTTATTTTTTCGGTAGGAAAACAATTGCTTCTGCTATTATTGCTTCTGTAATAACATTTTTAATTGTTAATTTGCGTGGATGTGGAATTACTGAGAGGGATATTTACAGATGGTATTTTGAACTTCAGAAATTAATCAAATGGGATCTACCGAAAACGAATGATATAATAGAAGAAGTCAGGGATCAGTTGAACCGTAAGATTATTCAAGATCCTGAACTTTTAGATTATAGAGTCCGAAGAGATGTTGACGACGCAATTAATTCTTATGAACGATATGAGAATGAGAATAGAGTTATCTCAATGAAGAACCAGAATATACTTGAAGAAATTAATAAAGGTAAGTATAATGATCTTCAGAAAAAGATCTTAGAGAACGCAGTATATTATGAATTTGCTGATGGAACTATGGGTATTCGTGGTTCCTGGGTTCCTGCAGATCCTCGTGAAATTGATTTAGAGAAATTGAATGAAAGTAATTAAAGAAAGTATAAGTGAAGATCTAGCTCATTACTGCCTAGAAGAAATTAAAAGATTACAAGGATCTCCTGTATGGACATCTAGTTCTCTTTTTTGGTCTGAAGGTATCAAGAAATGTATTACTGGATCTTGTGTTGTCACGACCACTGATGAGTCAATTCGATATCAGATTTTAAGTCAGATTAGACATCATCTTCCAAAAGATGCAACTGATATCACAACAATGTTTTATATTTGGCAACCTCATTCTGGAATATCAAAGCACACGGATCATGGGTATAATTTTGCTGCTACGATTTATCTAAATCCTTCTTGGGATATTGATTGGGGAGGAACTTTCTTATACTATAATAAGGGGATTGATTGGGAAGATCCTGATAAGGGATATATGTATGATAATGAGAACTGGAAACTTGTAGTTCCAGAATGTAGAACTATGGTTCTAAATACTGATGAAACTTTACATATGGTAACTCCACTTTCTCCTATGAGTCCAGAACTGAGATACACCATACAGATCTGGGGACGCGCTTGACAGGGGAACGAGGATCCTATATAATAATCTCATAGGCAGCGGGGGTCCAAACCTCGTGTAAGACCTGCCCCTCCCATGCCTCTCAGCGATGCACAAACAGGGAGGACTCTTATGGGCACGTAGCATAATGGATAATGCACCAACCTTCTAAGTTGTCTATTGCTGGTTCGAGTCCAGCCGTGCCTGCCAGGGGAATTAGCTCAGTTGGTAGAGCGCCTGCTTTGCAAGCAGGATGTCAGCGGTTCGAGTCCGCTATTCTCCACTTGACTTTTTAATAAAAAGTCTTATAAATAAAATCACTTAGGTCGAAACAATGTCTTATCCAATTCCAACCAAACAGATTAGTAACCTTGATTGCCGCTATTGGCATATTGAGGGTGCTCCCCTGTTTGCGGATATGGAAAGACATATGTAAGATGTTTAATCCATAAAAGCAAAGACAGGGGAGAGAAACCAAAAGTTTCCTCCCCTTTTTTGTTGCTTGTGACAGTTTCCTAAGTGCCCACCAACTTCCCCTCAGAGTTCAAATGGTGGTATTCTTAAAGGGTGGTTGAGAGACCACACCGAACATCGAAAACTGAATATTTACCACATTATATGGGTCTGTAACTCAACGGTAGAGTAACGGGCTTTTAACCTGGAAGTTGTGAGTTCGAATCTCACCAGACCCATCGTGGGAGGATTTCCGAGTGGCTAAAGGAACCTGACTGTAAATCAGGCGGCTCTGCCTTCGCAGGTTCGAATCCTGCTCCTCCCACCTTGACCCATTAGTCTAGCGGTCTATGACGCCACCCTGTCACGGTGGAGATCACGGGTTCAAATCCCGTATGGGTCGTTGAGAGACAGTATTCTAACTCTCACGCATTCTTCAGAGGTTGCCAGTTTGCAGAAGAATGTTGTAGTAATAACTGGAATTGGGGAGGGATTTCCGCCCGATGATTTTAAATCATCACTTTGCGGGATACCCCTCCCATCTGGTCCTATCGTCTAGTGGTGAGGACATCACTCTTTCACAGTGAAGACACGGGTTCAAATCCCGTTAGGACTATATCCAGATGTAGCGCAGTTTGGTAGCGCAGATGCTTTGGGAGCATAAGGTCGGGGGTTCAAATCCCTCCATCTGGACTTGGGAACATAGCTCCAATTGGTAGAGCACAGGATTGAAGATCTTGGTGTTATCGGTTCAAATCCGATTGTTCCCACCTTAGGAATGTAGCATAGTGGTTTAATGCACACGGCTGATAACCGTGAGATCATCGGTTCAAATCCGATCATTCCTACTTGGAAGTGTGGCAGAGAGGTCTAATGCAGTGGATTGCTAATCCGCCGATGTTCTTTAAGGGCATCCGTTGGTTCGAATCCAACCACTTCCGTTGGCAGTGTAGTTCAGTGGTAGAACAAGAGATTCATACCCTCTATGTCGGTAGTTCAATTCTACCCACTGCCTTGTGACGTTAGCCTAGTGGTAAGGCAGTGGTTTGTGGAACCACCTAGATGGGTTCAATTCCCATACGTCACCCCGCCCTTATAGCTCAGTGGTAGAGCAACTCACTAGTAATGAGTAGGTCGTTGGTTCAAATCCGACTGAGGGCTTCTGAGGTCGCCAAGTGGTAAGGCAGCGGGTTTTGGTCCCGCCATTCGTGGGTTCGAATCCTACCCTCAGAACCTGTCGGATTGGTGTAATTGGTAGCACGACGGTCTCCAAAACCGTTAGTGGGGGTTCAAGTCCCTCATCCTTCGCCTATACTCTGGTAACTCAGTGGAAGAGTGCTTCGCTACGAACGAAGAAGTCGGGGGTTCAAATCCCTCTCAGAGTGCTTGACAAATTCTTAAGAGTTTGTTACTATATAAAGAGATAGAGGTTAAGTCCCTGTTACATCCTTATGAGGTGTATCACACTTAATCCATCATCGTGGGGAAGTGTAACGGTTGCACAGAAGTCTCATAAGCTTCAGGTAGGTGGTTCAACTCCACCCCCCGCCTCCATTTGTCGTTGTGGCGGAATTGGTAGACGCGCTGGGTTTAGGTTCCAGTAGATTAATCTGTGAAGGTTCAAGTCCTTTCAACGACACTTGACAATTAAAACTGAGTAGTTTATAATTGTCTCATAAGCGGAATTAGTTCAGTGGTAGAACGCCATCCTTCCAAGTTGGATGTCACCGGTTCGAATCCGGTATTCCGCTCTGAACCTTAAGGTTCTTTATAGGTGATAAATCCAGCGTGAATTTCGCGGTGGCAATTGGCACAGACAAGAATGCATTTTCTTGCTTCTTCTCTTTGCTTTTCTAAAGAAGCAGTTGTTCCTATTACACCTCCTTCTTTACTATTAGGGTCTAAGTGATGAAAATCTAAAGCAGCAATACATTTGTTGTATCCACAAATACAACATTTTCCACCTGCTTCTTCTTTTATCAAAGCAACATTTTTTCTTCTAGTCTTACAAACCCTATCTGCCATATTTTTTGCCCAGTTAGGATTTTTTGCTTTTCTTTCTGCATAAGTCCTAGTTTCTTTCTTAGACATAATGGTATTAAATATAAATGTTATACCATTATTTATATTTTATTCCTGCTTAGCACAGTTGGTAGTTGCGCTGGACTGTTAATCCGGATGTCGCTGGTTCGAGCCCAGCAGCAGGAGTTGGAAGGTCTGGAAATGTTCGGGTCTTCCATAAGAGTCGGGATCATCATATCCGACTCACGAAATCCTAAGTTCGCTTAGGTCGGGGATTTGATCACCCCTGTTTGTAGGTGCCAAAACCGCTCCTCAGATCTAGTATTCTGTGTCTGAGTGAATGTGAAGAGTGATAACATAGGTAAAGTTATCTCCGCCTACCATAACCTCTGGTAGTCTATTGGTAAGGACAGGCAGACAATGCACTTGGAAACTAGGTTCGATTCCTAGACAGAGGTCACGGGCGATTAACTCAGCGGTAGAGTGCCTCCTTTACACGGAGTAGGTCGGCGGTTCGAATCCGTCATCGCCCACTTAATAAATACTTAGAAAAAGAGTATAATGGAAAAACTATTTAAACTCTTGAGTGATGCTCAGTCATCACTCTTTGTGTTATTTCATAAAACCTGGGCATTCCATTGGAATGTTGTTGGGGAAGATTTTACACAACTTCATCAACTTTTTGGTGGTCAATATGAAACAATGTTTGGTGAAGTCGATAGGCTTTCTGAACATATGAGATACTTAAATGTAAAACCTTTGAGTTCTCTCTCAAGAATGCTTGAGGTAACTCAGATCAAAGAAGCAGCAAGTTCGACTGGAGCAAAGGAAATGCTTCAAGAACTTCTTGATAATAACACTAAGTTTTGTGAGTTAATGTCTGAGATTTCAGAAGAAGCAGAAGAGCAAAAATCTTATGCTACTGCTAATCTAGTTCAAGATTTGATGGAGTCTCACGGGAAATTTGTTTGGCAATTAAGAGCACATTTACAATGAAAACTTACAAACAATTTAAACAAATCGCTTATGCTGCCTCCAAACCTCACAATGTCTATAACCCAATTACAGGCAAGAAGACGCATATAGAGGCAGGAAAGGCAATGGCAAAACGTTCTTCATCTAGTGCTGGTGGAAACGGAGAATAAATAAAACACTTAACAACATTATGTTGCAATGGAAAACCTAAGAATTAGGTGTCGTTCCTGTAATAAGGAACTGGAAGGGCATCCTACTAAAACTGTAACTTGTGGATGCCCAAATATGGCATCAATTCGTGGAGATCGCATTAGTGCTATTGACTTATCTAATGTGGTTATGCTAAACTCATTAGGAACAAAACAAAAATCTGGAGTTCTTTCAAATGAAGATATTGCCTGGCAAGAGGCACGTCGTCAACGTAAGGTTCGTAGATTAGATTTTGAAGTCCGTTAAGGACTTTTTACTGGAAAGGTGGTCGAGTGGTTGAAGGCTCTAGTCTTGAAAACTAGCGATGTGAAAGCATCCGTGGGTTCGAATCCCACCCTTTCCGTTTTAACTTAAGTTACAAATTTAACAATTTCTTCAACAGTGTTACCGTATGAACACATAATCGACAAGTTGAAGTATTTGCTAGTATAACTATTAATATTCAACTTAACTCATATGGATCAACATACCTATGATAATTGGGTGAAAATAAAGGAAACTTTTGAATCATCTGGTAACACTGGTAATATGTTCTATAAGAGAGCAGTTGAAATTGTAAAAACCCGTAAAGATCCTCTTGCAAAGTTTCTTGGAGATGAAAAGTGATGGAACCTGGTGATGAATTTATAAGTCGTAATGAAGTTCAGGAGATGATCGATGCAGCAATACGACGACACAACCGTAATGCTTCTATCATTAGTATGTGCGTCGGTTGGGTGGTTCTTGCTCTATTTGCTGA